GTAAACACAAACTACCTACAACACTAAAAGAGGGTTACAAAGCACTTAAACAAGAAATAAAATGGCAGTAGAGAAAACAATTAACTTAAATGTAAATACAAAAGGCGCACAAAAAAATGTCAATGATTTAGAAAAGTCAGTTGAGGGTGTAAACAATGAGGTTAAAGAAACTGGAGCTTCTACTGAAGCTATGGGTGGAACTTTAGACAAAGTTACTGGTGGTGCAGTATCTAAATTTACAGCTTTTAAAGGAACATTAAAGGGCGTAACTACTGGATTTAAAACTATGCGTACCGCCATCATATCAACTGGCTTGGGTGCATTGGTTGTTGTTATTGGTTCTTTAATTGCAGCTTTTAAAGGTAGTGAAGAAGGGCAAAATAAGTTTGCAAAGATAATGACAGTTATTGGTGGATTAACTGGTAATCTTGTAGATTTATTAGCTGATTTAGGCGAAAATATTATAAGCGCATTTGAAAACCCTAAACAAGCCTTAAAGGACTTTACAAAATTAATTAAAGAAAATATAGTAAATAGGTTTGAGGGTTTACTTGAACTATTCCCAAAACTTGGCAAGGCTATTAGCCTTTTGTTTAAAGGGGAGTTTAGTGCGGCTGGTAAAGTGGCTGCAGATGCCGTTGGCAAAGTAACACTTGGTGTTGATAGCGTTACAGATAGCGTTGGTAATGCTGTTGATGCGGTTAAAGAATTTGGTAAAGAACAAGCGAAAGAACTTAAACAAGCTCTTGCTGTTGCTGATATGAGAGCAAAAGCTGACAAGATAGAAAGAAAACTAATAGTAGACCGTTCTAAATTAGAAAGCCAAATTGCAAACTTAAGGCTTAAATCAAGGCAAGAAGAACAATTTAGTGCTGCTGAACGTAAACAAGCCTTGCTTGATGCTCAAAAATTAGAAGAAGAACTACTTGACCAAGAAACACAATTTTTACAATTAAGACGAGATGCGCAGATTTTAGAGAATACTTTTAGTAGAAGTAATAAAGAAAATTTAACAAAAGAAGCCGAAGCAATAGCAGCAGTAAATAGACAACAAGCTGCTCGTGCAAATGCAGCACGACAAGTGCAAAGAGAGGTAAATACTATATCCAAGCAAATACAAGCAGAGAATAAAGCAGCATCGGCTGAAGAAAAAGCAGAAGCTAAAGCATTAGCGGATTTCAAAAAAACATTAAGAGATGCTGAAGCGGTTTCAGAACAACAAAAAAGAGATTTAGAATTAATAAAAATACAAGAACACTACGATAATCTAATAGCACAAGCAGAAGAAAATAATATTAAAACTGACCAATTAGAAGCTGCAAGAGATGAAGCAAAAAGATTAAAGCAAGAAGAGTTTGATAAAAAAGATGCTGAAGCAAGGAAAAAAATAGCTGATGACGTTATAGCTTTAGAACAACAAAAAACCGCTGCAAAACAAAAAGCTTTAGACGATGCTATTACTTTAGCTGGTGCTGAAACTGGAGTAGGCAAGGCTTTATTAATAGTCAAACAAGGTTTAGCCTTAAAAGAAATGATTATGGAAGCTAAAAAAACCATAACATTTAGTAAACTTGCAGTAGCTAAAAGTACAACAGCAGTTGCTGAAGGTACAGCGCAAACGGCAAAAATAGGCTTTCCTCAAAACATCCCTATGTTGATTGGTTATGCTGCTCAAGCGGCTGGTATAATATCAGCAATAAAATCTGCAACTGGCGCTGCTAATAGTGTAGCTGGTACTTTAGGTGGTGGTAGTGCTTCTGGGGGGGGTGCAAGCGCGTCTACTTCACAACCGCCATCATTCAACATAGTAGGTGCAACAGAAACAAGTCAATTAGCAGAAGCAGTAGGTGGTCAAACACAACAACCAATACAAGCGTATGTAGTATCTAATGATGTTACAACAGCACAGAGTTTAGAGAACAACATTGTAGAGGGTGCAACGTTAGGATAAATACAAAAAATAATTAAAAACATTATATAATAATATGCGGATAGTAGAACTAATTTTAGACGAAGAACAAGAAATAGGTATAGAAGCTATTAGCGTAGTGGAAAACCCAGCAATAGAAGAAGATTTTATTGCTCTTAAATCACAAGAGTTTAAACTTGCAGAGGTAGACAAGGAAAAGCGTATTTTAATGGGTGCGTTATTAATACCAAATAAGCCCATATACAGACGAAACGGAGAAGATGAGTACTATATATATTTCTCAAAAGATACTGTCTTAAAAGCCTCGCAAATGTACTTAATGCAAGGCAAACAAAACAATAGTACTTTAGAACACCAATACCAAATAAACGGACTATCATTAGTTGAGAGTTGGATAGTAGAGGATAAGGTACACGACAAGAGTGTAAAGTATGGTATGGATTTACCATTAGGAACTTGGGTTGGTGCGGTTAAAGTAAACAACGATGAGATTTGGAACGAGTTTGTAAAGACTGGTAAGGTAAAAGGGTTTAGTATAGAAGGCTATTTTGCTGATAAAATGGAAAGACCTAAAGAGAAGATAAACGATTTTAGTAGTGATGAGGTACTAAAGAAATTAGACGAAGGCGAAGCAGAGTATTTATTAAGTGAGATACGAGCCATTATAAAAAGCGACAAGCGTGTAAAGGGTGGTAAGAAGATGATACTTGAAAGCTATACAGACTATCCAAGCGGTGTAAAGAACAACGCAAAAAGAGGGTTAGAACTTAACGAAAAGGTAAACAACAAATGTGCAACCCAAGTAGGTAAGGTAAGAGCGCAACAATTAGCACAAGGCAAACCAATATCTAAAGAAACTATTAAGCGGATGTATTCTTATTTGTCAAGAGCAGAGGAATATTACGATGAGGGCGATACAAAGGCTTGCGGTACTATCTCTTATTTATTATGGGGTGGTAAGGCTGGTCTACGTTGGGCTAATAAAAAATTAAAAGAGTTAGATGCGTAGGTTTAAGAAATTCTTTACACCAAGTAGAACAAGTCCAAAGGGTGGGCGCAGAGCTTGTTTATGCAAGGATAACACCTACTCTATTAAATGTTGCGATGGTAGTTTAAGGGCGCAAGGGATTGGTAGTACAGTCGGACAAGAAACAACACCGCCAGAAGGTAGCTACGGATATAAAATACAACGCTGTGGACATAGCCAACAAAAACACGTTTGGAACGGAGAAGAACTAACAATAGGTAATGTATATTATTTTGATTTAGTGCACGATGGACACGATGGGTGCTATACTGTTTTGAACAGAGATGATGAAACAAGTGGCTTTGAATGGCAAAGCGTTACTGCTTATGATAATTGCACAGATTGTGAAAATGCTAACTAAAAATGCAAAATTAATTTTTAACACTTATATATTAATATGAACACGAACGATATGATTAGTAAAATCAAAGATGTTTTAAACTTATCCGAAGAAGTTAAGTTAGAACAACAAGCGTTAGAGAACGGAACTGTTTTAGAAGCAGAAGCGTTTGAAGCTGGTAACGAAGTATTTATTGTTACCGAAGATGAGAAAGTAGCTGTACCAGTTGGAGAGTATGAACTTGAAGATGGTAAAATACTTGTAGTAGCAGAAGAAGGTCTTATTGCTGAAATTAAAGAAGCTGGCGAAGAAGAAACACCAGAAGAAGAAGTAGAAGCAACAGAAGATGTAGTCCTTGAAGAAGAAGAAAAAGAAGAAATGGGCTATGCTACTAAAGAAGAACTTGCAGAGGTTAAATCAATGATTGAGGAAATTAAAGCAATGTTAGAGCCTAAAGAGGACTTAAGCGCAGATGAGTTAGGAAACCTTGTAACAGAGGAACTATGCAAGCACGAAAAAGTAGAATTAAGCGAAGTACCAGAAGAAGTACAAGCAGAACTTAACGAGCCAGCAGCCGAGCCAATCAAAGCTAACCCAGAGGTAAAAGAAAACCTATCTAAATTCAGTATCTCACAAAACAGAAGAATGAGTACATTAGATAGAGTAATGGCAAAATTTAATTAACAAACAACTAAAAACTAAATAAAATGAGTGTATCAATTACATCAACTTACGCAGGCGAATTTAGTGGCAAGTATATCGCTGCTGCTTTATTATCTGCTGACACATTAGACAAAGGCAATGTAACAATTATGCCTAACGTTAAGTTTAAGTCTGTAATCAAAAAGGCTTCAACTGACGACATCGTAAAAGACGCTACTTGCGACTTTCAAACTGGACAAGGGACTTTAACTCTTACAGAGAAAATCCTTCAGCCAGAAGAATTCCAAGTAAACCTTGACATCTGTAAAAAAGACCTACATTCGGATTGGGAAGCTGCACAAATGGGGTATTCTGCATTTGACAACCTACCAGCTAACTTCTCTGATTTTGTATTGGCTCACGTTGCTGCTAAAGTAGCTGACCGCACAGAGAGAAACATTTGGGGTGGTTCAACAGCAACTTCTGGACAATTTGATGGGTTTGCTACATTGTTAGCTGCTGATGGAGATTTGCCAGCTGGACAAGACATCGTAGGTACTGCTGTAACTGCTGCAAACGTAGTTGCTGAATTAGGAGATGTTGTAGATGCTATTCCAAGCACAGTTTACGGAAGTGAAGATTTAGCTATCTA